TATGCAAAACAGCGCAATGAATCAGTTCAAGAAGATCTTGCTGTTCCTCTTCTTGGATCAACATATGGTTCTTCTGATATTGCAAAAAATAAAACAGACGACACTCAATCAGAAATTGATATGGTTCGTGCAGAATTAAAGGCAATTGCTAATAAGACAATGCATATGCTTTCTGCTATGCCAGCTGATCATCATATTGAACCTTGGGTCCAGTCTAAAATTGCTGCTGCAAAAGAAATGATTGGTTCAGTTCATGATTATATGATGTACAGTGATGAAAATAAAGAAGAAGACGAACAAATGGATACTCCTATGACTTTCCCTAATATGTCAGTGGACGTTAATACAGGACAGAACGTATAATGGCTTATCAATCAGGCGTTTCGGGCGCATTCAATCCAATTGGCAACACAGCCACATTTCTTGCTAATACAGCAGCACCAACTGCTGTCCAGGTAACATATACGCCAGCATCAAATGCTACTGGTTATACATCGTATTGCCAGTATCGCGTTTTCAACTCTGGTTCAAATTTAATTTTCTTGGGCGTTGGCGCTAATTCCACAATCGCAAATAATAATGCAGTTGTAGTTTCTACTAATTCTACTGGTATTCCTGTTCTTCCTGGCACGCTTGAGATTTTCTCATTCCCAACCAATTCATATTTTACTGCTATCACTTCATCTGGCACATCACAAATTTATATCACGCCAGGATTTGGAGTATAATATGACAGTAAAAGCTAGTATTCAAACAGGTACAAGTGTTACTCTTGGTGCAGCTGGAGGACCTACTATTGCTTACGGTACTGGCGTTCCAAGTGCTTCAAAAATTACTGGTGCTGCTTCTTCAGCAACAGGAACACCAGCAACAGGTTCACAGTACATTCGCACTGACGGTACTTCTGGTGCTAGAATTTATTGGTATTACGGCTCTTGGGTAGCCCAAACATCCCCATAAGGAATAATAAAATGAAACTTATCACCGAACTTTTCGAAAACATGGAATACATTACCGAAGCTAAAGAAAACGGTGAGAAAGAACATTTCATCGAAGGTATCTTCCTTCAGGCTAATCGTAAAAACCGTAACGGTCGTATCTATCCTCTCCATATTATGGAAAAGGAAGTTGGTCGTTATATGAACGAAACTGTAAAAAATAATCGTGCGTATGGCGAGCTTGGTCATCCAGCTGGTCCTGCAATCAACCTAGATAGAGTATCACATATTATTACTGAATTGAAACGTGATGGTGATAATTTTATTGGTAAGGCAAAACTTACTGATACTCCAATGGGTAATATTGCAAAAGGTCTTTTAAAATCTGGTGCGAATCTTGGCGTTTCATCACGTGGTATGGGCACACTAAGTCCTGGTAAAGATGGCGCTATGATTGTTGGTCCAGATTTTCATATTGCTACAGCTGCTGATATTGTTGCCGATCCTTCTGCTCCTGATGCTTTTGTCAAGGGTATTATGGAAAATGTTGAATGGATATATGATTCAGTTAAGGATACATGGTATGAAGAAAAACTTCATAATATGAAAACATCTATGCATAAGATGACAATGGATCAAATAGAAGAGTCAAAATTTTCCATTTATGAAAGCTTTTTAACTTCTCTAACACTAAAATCTAAATAATATAAATAATTCTAAATTCCACAGGGGAGACCTTTAAATGACTGATAAAGTAGAAAACGTTGAAGCAACAGAGATCGAGGAAGGTACTCTTGCTGCTGATTCTCTAAAGCCAGCTTCGCGCACCGTAGCTGATCCAAAATCAAAGATCGAAATGATCACTCACGCCATTGGCGCAATGCATGCAATGAAGAAGGACGACTTGTCAAAGTGGTTCAACGATTCTATTGCGCAGTATGGTCCAGGTAAGACTTACGGTGTTGGCGACAATTCTGGTAAAAATGCTTCTTCGATCGACATGAAGGCATCTTATGCTACTGCAACTACTGGTCCAAAGACTAAGTATGCAATGCCAAAGCTTTCTGTTAAGGAAGACGTTGAAGAAATGTTCAATGGTTCTGATCTTTCAGAAGAATTCAAAGAAAAGGCATCAACAATCTTCGAAGCTGCTGTTACAGCTCGTTCAATGATTGAAGTTGCTCGTCTTGAAGAAGAATTTGAATCTTCACTCGTTGAAGCAGTTTCTGAAATCAACGAAGAGCTTACATCTAAACTAGATACATATCTCGACTATGTAACTGAACAGTGGATGGAAGCAAACGAAGTTGCTATCGAATCATCTCTTCGTAATGAAGTTATGGAAGAATTCATCGACGGTCTTAAGGGTCTATTTACTGAACATTATATTGATGTTCCCCAGAACAAAGTTGACGTAATTGAGTCTCTTGCAACTAAGGTTGAAGAACTCGAAGCAAAGCTTGACGAACAGATTACTGAAAACGTCGAGATGAAAAGAGCTTTTATTGATGTTGAAAAGAAAGAAGTTCTCGAGTCATACCTCGGCGACCTTGCTCTTTCGCAGCAGGAAAAGTTTGAAGCACTAGCCGAAAGCATTGATTTTGATGGCGATGTAGAAGTTTATTCTAAGAAGCTTTCTATTATCTTTGATAAGTATTTTGCTACAGAACAGAAGACTGCTCCAGTATCAACTAATATTACTGAAGAGACTTTTGAAGGTGAGACATCTACTGCTACAGTGACCGTTGATCCAGTAATGAATCGTTACGCACAAGCAATTTCTAAATCCGTTAAAAATTAATTCTTATAAATAATATACCAAACCCAGATAGAAAGGGAGACAAAAATGTATCTAGCTGAGGAAATCCAAAAGAAGTGGGCGCCAATCTTGGAGCACGCAGATCTTAATCCAATCAAGGATCAGAACCGCCGTTCAGTAACTGCAGTTGTTCTTGAAAACACAGAGCGCGCTCTTCGCGAGTCAGCTTCGCATGGCATGTACCAGACTCTAACAGAAACTGGTCTTGAAGGCGTTGCAGTCAACGCAATGGGCGGTTCTTCGTCTACTGCTGGTTCAGGTGGCGTTGACACCTTCGATCCAGTTCTTATCTCGCTCGTACGTCGTGCAATGCCTAACCTCATTGCTTATGACATCTGCGGCGTTCAGCCAATGACTGGTCCAACTGGTCTTATCTTCGCAATGCGTTCGAAGTATACCTCACAGGGTAACTCAACTGGCGGCTTTGCTAACGGTAACCAGGACAACGAAACATTCTACAACGAAGTGAACACTGCGTTCTCTGCCGTTCAGGGTGCTGATGCTAACGTTGCCTTCAACGGCTTCAAGGGAACTATCCCAGGTGCAACTAACACTTCACCACTTGCTGCTACTAACACCTACAATACTGGTGCTGGTATGTCAACTGCTCAGGCAGAAGCTCTTGGTACATACGGTAACGTCGAGTTTTCTCAGATGGCGTTCAGTATCGAAAAGGTAACTGTAACTGCTAAGTCACGTGCTCTTAAGGCAGAGTACACTATGGAACTTGCTCAGGATCTTAAGGCTATTCACGGTCTTGACGCTGAGACAGAACTTTCAAACATCCTTTCGGCTGAAATCCTTGCGGAAATCAATCGTGAAGTTGTTCGTACTATCAACATCACCGCTACTCAGGGTGCAATGGACAACACAACTACTGCTGGTGTGTTCGATCTTGACACTGACTCAAACGGTCGTTGGTCAGTTGAAAAGTTCAAGGGTCTTATGTTCCAGCTTGAGCGTGAAGCTAACCAGATTGCTAAGCAGACTCGTCGTGGTAAGGGTAACATTGTTATCTGTTCTTCTGATGTTGCTTCAGCTCTTCAGATGGCTGGCGTTCTTGACTACGCACCTGCTCTTAACAGCAACAACCTCCAGGTAGATGATACTGGTAACACTTTCGCTGGTGTTCTTAACGGTCGTCTTCGTGTCTACATCGATCCATATGCTATCGGTGGTAACTACCTAACAGTGGGTTATAAGGGTTCATCAGCGTTCGACGCTGGTCTATTCTACTGCCCATACGTTCCTCTTCAGATGGTTCGCGCCGTTGACCAGCAGTCCTTCCAGCCAAAAATCGGCTTCAAGACTCGTTATGGCATGGTTGCTAACCCATTTGCTGAAGGTCTCTATAAGGGTTCAGGCGAACTCGTTCTTGGTGGCGCAAATACTGGTAACAAGTATTATCGTCGTCTTATCGTCAACAACCTTATGTAATAAAAAGATCCAGGAAACTGGACCGAGACTAGGGAGGGCAGAAATGCTCTCCCTTTTTTTATTGACTTTCTGTCATGTCCCCAGTATAATCATTAATGTGACAGTGATAACTAAATAGTAGTAGCTATGGAGTAATTAAATGACTGCTATTGATGACACACCAGTAAACAAGAACTTTCTTAATCCACTCAACTTCAAGTTCAGTCTTAAGAGAGCACCACATGTGAATTTCTTCGTGCAGAAGATTAACATTCCATCTCTTCGTTTACCACAAATTGAAATACCAACACAATTTGTACCAATTCCAGTACAACAGACTCACATCGAGTATGGAGAATTTTCTCTTACATTTAAAGTTGATGAAGATTTCAATAACTATCTTGAAATACATAACTGGATGAGAGCACTTGGTTTTCCTGACAACTATGATGAATATGCAACACTAGCTGCAAATCCTAGTTATACAGGACAAGGTCTTATCTCTGATATGACTCTTGTTGTTTTAAATGCAATCAAAAATCCTAACTTTGAAATTTCATTCAGAGATGCATTCCCTACATACCTTTCTGAAATTGAATTTGATACTACTAACTCAGACATCGAATATGTTTCAGCAACAGCTAAGTTTGCATATTTACTGTTCGATATTACAAAAGTAGTTTGACTTTTACTCATTGATGTAGTATAGTAATACTTAATTGATGAGGGTATTATGAAGATTGATGAGATTTACGAGAATTGGAAAGTTGATAGTGATATCGACAAGACAGAACTTGGGGATGAAGCTCTTAAGATTCCCAAGCTCCACCATAAATACTTTCAAATTTATACAGCTGAGAAGCTATTACTGAAAAAGTACACAGCTAGTTATCATCAGCTTAAGCTTGCAAAGTATGAGTTTTATACTCAAGGTCCAACAAAAGAAACTCATGAGTTAGGCTGGACTCTTCCTGCACGTGGTATGATCCTCAAGCAAGAAATGCCTATGTATCTTGAAGCGGACAAAGAGCTTATTGATCTGTCATTGAAGATGGGTCTACAAGATGAGAAAATTGAATTGCTTGAGTCAATCATTAAGTCTCTCACTAACAGAGGATTTCAGATTAAATCTGCTATTGAGTGGACAAAATTTACAATGGGTAATTGATGGAAATTATTAGAGTCGAGAAGCACGACGAAACATATAACAAGATATTTTGTGAGCCTGGAACTGCATTCGAACTTAGTGAATACTTCACGTTCGAGGTTCCGGGTGCAAAGTTCATGCCAGCCTATAAAAATAAAGTATGGGATGGTAAAGTTCGCATGTTCAATACCATGACATGTTTGCTTTATGGAGGACTTAATAATTACATTAAGAAGTTCTGTGAAGATCGTGGTTATTCTTATGAAGAAGATGATTGTTTTGCTGCTAACGAATTTTCTGTTGCTGAAGCTCTTGATTTTATTAAGACAATTAAACTTCCAGAATCATATACACCAAGAGATTATCAACTAGAAGCTTTTGTTTATGCTATTAGACATAACAGAGCATTGATGCTTTCCCCAACTGCTTCTGGTAAATCATTTATCATTTATCTATTAGTAAGGTACTATCATGCACGCACTCTTATTATTGTGCCAACTACTTCTCTCGTTAGTCAACTTGCCTCTGACTTTGCTGACTATGGTTTTTTATCTGATCGGTTCGTTCATCGAATCTTTGCAGGGCAAGATAAACAAACAGATAAACCAATTACCATCTCAACCTGGCAATCGTTATACAAGATGCCTAAAGAGTATTTCCAACAGTTTGATGTGGTCATAGGAGATGAAGCTCATTTATTCAAGGCTAAATCTCTTACTAGCATATTGTCTATGTTGGACAATTGCAAGTATCGTTTTGGTTTTACTGGTACCTTGGATGGCACACAAACTCACAAGCTCGTTCTTGAAGGATTATTTGGTGCTGTTAGACAGGTAACAACCACTGCCACTCTTATTGATCAGAAGCATCTTTCTAGTTTTCATATTAAAGCAATTGTTCTTAAGTATCCAGACGAAATTAAAAAGTTAATTTCAAAATATGATTATCAGGCTGAAATGGATTGGCTTGTTCGTAATGATGCAAGAAATAAGTTCATCAAGAATCTAGCATTATCTCTTAATGGAAACACGTTGCTGTTGTTTCAGTATGTTGATAAGCATGGTAAAGTTCTTAATGAGATGTTGAAAGATAGTGATAGAAAAGTATTTTTTGTTCATGGAGGTGTAGATGGAGAAGAACGCGAAGAGATACGTCGTATCGTGGAGTCTGAAACATCCAGTATTATCGTCGCTAGTTACGGGACTTTTTCTACCGGAGTTAACATTCGTAATTTGCATAACATTATATTTGCTAGCCCTTCAAAATCCAAGATAAGAAACTTACAATCTATTGGTCGTGGATTACGCAAATCAAATAGCAAAGAAACTGCAACACTGTATGATATTGCTGATGATCTAACTTGGAAGTCAAAGAAAAATTTCACCATTTTGCATTTTGTGGAAAGAATTAAAATCTACAGCGAAGAGCAATTTGAGTATAAAATTTATCCTGTTAATTTGAAAGTTTAAAAAATGGACATTGAAATTCCTGTAACACGTAAGCCAAAAGCCAAGAAGCACTATGTAAATAACAAAACTCTTTTTGAAGAGATGGTAAAGTTTAAGGAAAAAACAAAAGAAGCAGAGGCAGCTGGTAAGCCTCTGCCACGCATTCCCAATTATATTGGTGAATGTTTTCTTATGATCTGTAATAAACTTTCGACTAAACCTAACTTCATGAACTATTCTTATCGCGATGATATGATCGCGGATGGTATTGAAAACTGTGTGTCAGCTGCTCATAGCTTCAATCCAGAAAAATCTAGTAATCCTTTCGCTTACTTCACACAGATTGCATGGAATGCATTCATTCGAAGGATTCAAAAAGAAAAGAAGCAATCATATATCAAGCATAAGAATTTTGAAAACTCTGGTATTATGGATGAGTTGTACGACCAACAGTATATGGAAGGTGGTAGTGCAGGACATAGTATTCAGGTGAAACATAATGAATATTCTGACGAAATTATTAGAAGCTTCGAAGACAAGCTTGTGAAAACTGCTAAGAAGAGCAAGTCAGGATTAGAGAAATTTATTGAGGAAGATAATAATGAAGAACCTACACTTAGTACCTGAGAATGTACTTGACTTAATCAACAAAATCAACGATACTAATATTAAAGAAAATGAGAAGAATAACTATATTCTTCGATTGGAAGCAATTAGAGATTGCACTACAACTTTCTTGAACACTAATTCTAGAGATAGAAACTCAATGTCTCAATATAGAAAGAGTATTTTTAGATGAAAATTGCACTGATTACAGATACTCACTGGGGTGTTCGTAATGATAATATTGCCTTCATGGACAACAGTAAGAAGTTTCTTGATGAAATATTTTTTCCATACCTGGATACGAATAATATTCGTACTGTTGTTCATCTCGGTGATCTTGTAGACCGTCGTAAGTATATTAATTTTAACACTGCTACACGACTTCGTATTGACTTTCTTGATAAGCTTGCAAATCGTGGATTAGATGTTCATATGATTGCTGGTAATCACGATACATATTTCAAGAACACCAACTCTATTAATGCGCTTCATGAGCTTGTCGTAGGTAAGTATTCTTTTAATGTTTATGACCAGCTTCCTCGAGAAGTAGAATTTGACAATCTAACTGTACTCATGCTACCATGGATTTGTGATGAGAATAGACAAATTACTTTGGATAAAATTAAAAGTACTCCTGCTCAAATTGTGTTTGGTCATCTTGAACTTGCTGGGTTCGAAATGTACAAGGGGTCTATGGTTTCTCATGGCGACGACCGTAATCTATTCTCTCGCTTTGATATGGTGCTGTCTGGTCATTATCACCATCGTTCCAGCGATGGTACTATCTATTATCTGGGAAGTCATGGTGAATTTACATGGTCGGATTACAACGATCCTAAAGGTTTTCACATCCTGGATACAGAAACACGTGAGTTGACTTTTATCCAAAACCCGTATAAAATGTTTGCTAAGGTCTGGTACGACGATACGCCTGAAGGTACAAAAAATGCTGCTGTTGATGTTGAAACATTGAAGGGTATGAACGTCAAGGTGATTGTTACCAACAAGACTGATCCATATCAGTTCGATAGATTTATCGAGAGCCTCGAGCAGGTTGGTGTTCTGGATATGCAAATTGTTGAGGATCATCTTAATCTTGCCATCGAAAATGATAGCGATATCATCAATGAAGCAGAGTCTACTGTCAATATTTTCAAAAAATATATAGAACAGGTTAATGCTCCAACTCTCAATAAAGTGAAGCTCGAACAAACTATTATTGAATTGTATCAAGAGGCTATAGCGATAGAATGATTCTATTTGAAAAACTACGTTGGAAAAATCTGCTCTCAACAGGCAACATTTTTACAGAGCTTGATCTTAATAAAGTAAATACTACATTGATCGTCGGCGAGAATGGTGCGGGTAAATCCACCATTCTCGACGCATTGTCGTTTTCTCTATTCGGTAAGCCTTTCCGCAAAATTAACAAGCCACAACTTGTTAACACGATCACTCGTAAGGACATGGTTGTTGAAATTGAGTTTAGTATTTCGAGCAATCGCTATAAGATTGTACGTGGACTCAAGCCAAATATCTTCGAAGTTTATCAGAATGGTAATCTACTTAATCAGTCTGCTGAGATGAAAGACTACCAGAATATTCTTGAGAAGCAGATCCTTAAGATCAATCACAAGTCATTCTGTCAGGTTGTTGTGGTTGGTACTGCAACATTCCAACCATTCATGCAGCTATCAGCTAGTGCACGTAGAGAGATTATCGAGGATCTTCTTGATCTGCAGATTTTCACTACAATGAACACTCTGTTGAAGAGCAAGGTAGCTGACAACAATGAGTTCATCATCGAAGCAATTGCTGAGCAGAAGTATATCATTGAGAAGATCGAGCTTGTTAAAAAACATATGCTCGAATTACAAAATAATAATGACCATATCATTAGTGAGAAGCAAGAACTTATTGTTGAATCAAATAAACAAATTGAAACTTTGAGCGCCCAGTACTGGGAGTTAGATGCTCAGATCAAAGAGATGAAAGAGACTATCAAAGACGAGAAAGAAATCTCGAAGCGTATGAATAAGTTTAGTAGCATTCGTCATCAGATTGAAGCGAAGGTTGCTATTCTAAACAACGATGTTAAATTTCTTGTTAATCATACTGATTGTCCAACTTGCAAACAACAGATTGATACATCTTTTCGTGATGCTACTCTTGTTGAGAAACAGAGTAAAATTTCTGAAGCTAAAGATGGTCTTGTTTTGCTTCAGGAACAATATGATAAGGTCAATGCTGAGCTGAATACTATTATTGAAGTCCAAGCTAATATCAACACATTGAGCATGGAACAATTTAAAGCCAAGAACAATATTGATTCAATGATCAAGTATCGCGATGCTCTTGAAAAAGAAATCAGTAAGATTACCATTCAGCAGGATGAAGATGAAGGTAGTAAGATTAATGAGCTAGTAACTGAGCTAGAATCACACGAGGTTAAATACAATAACCTTGTTGATGAAAAGCAAGTATTATCAGCTGCTTCGATGCTACTCAAGGATGGTGGTATTAAGTCGAGAATTATCAAGCAGTATGTACCCGTCATTAATAAGCTTATCAATAAGTATCTTTCAGCTATGGATTTCTTTGTCCAGTTTGAACTTGATGAAGAGTTTAACGAAACAATTAAGTCAAGATTCAGAGATGAATTCTCTTACGCTTCTTTCTCTGAAGGCGAGAAGATGCGAATTAATCTTGCTATCCTGTTCACATGGCGTGCTGTGGCTAAGTTGCGTAATTCTATTAGTACTAACCTTCTTATTATGGATGAAGTAATGGACAGTTCACTCGATTCAAATGGAACCGAAGAGTTTCTCAAAATTCTAAATCAACTAACTGTTGATACTAATACCTTTATCATTTCTCATAAGGGTGATCAGCTGTATGACAAATTTACTAATGTCATCAAATTCGAAAAACATAAGAACTTCAGTAAGATTGCATGATGTGGAAAATTTGGGCTAAGGCACTCGGCGAGAAAAATGGAAAAACAGATAGAGAATCAGATATGATTGCTATGGTGAGAACAGCAATCGTTCTGTGTTATATTATAACAAATATTGTTATTGTGGCAGGTGTGATAAGGCATTGGAATGTTTGAAACAGTTGTAATTGACAATCTTTTATCTGAAAAAGATCAGGTTCATCTTCATGATATGATTATGTATCATTCTCAATGGAAATTCCTAAAGGACGTAAGCGGTAATGTCAATCAGCAATTTCCTTCTCATGGGTTTGTTCATATAATAAACCATCCAGAAAAAGAAAGCACTTCTGATTCTGAAATGCGTTACGTTATTCACAATATGTTCAAAGATAGATTCGATAAATTTGTTCCTGAATATAAACAAATTTACTACAACCGTATTTTCCTACAGCTTCCTCTAGCACCGCAGTATAAGAAAGAACACAATGGAGTTCACGTCGATTTGCCTCCTCACCTTCCTCATGTGGCTTGTGTGTATTACGTTAATGATTCTGATGGAGATACTATTATCTATGAGCAGACCATTAATGATACTCCGGGAGGGTCTCAGGGAGTTGTTCTCCAGGAACACAAAAGAGTTACGCCCAAGAGAGGCAGAGCTGTATTATTTGATGGCTCTAGATATCATTGCAGCAGCCAGCCTACTATTGGTTATCGTACTATCATTAACTTTGATTTAACTGTATAAGGTGCACTATGGAACTTGTAAAGAATACTGATCCAGTTCTCACAAATAAATGTGAGAACTTTGATTTTAAAGCACCACCATTTGATCCTATTGAATTTTCTCGAGATCTAGTCAAACATATGTATGAATGGAATGGTCTGGGTCTTGCTGCCAATCAGGTTGGTGTCCCATATCGTATTTTTGCTATGAGAGGTCATCCTGAAAATTTCGTTTGTTTCAATCCTAGAATTGTGTTGCCTTCTGAGCAGCAAGTCGAGTTGGAAGAAGGTTGTCTATCTTATCCTGGATTGATTGTGAAAATCAAAAGACCTCAACATGTCAAGGTCAGGTTCCAGCTACCGAATGGCGATACAAGAACAGAAACATTTACAGGGATGACTGCTCGAATTTTTCAACACGAGATGGAGCATATTGAAGGCTTGACTTTTTACAACAGCGCCAGTAGAATACATAGAGATCGCGCTTTAGAGAAGTGGCGCAAAGGCAAAAAAGTAGTCACTAACATCATCTCGGATTTGAGCTATTATGAACATATTCTACGTAGATGAAAACCCTGTAGATGCTGCACGTGCGCTGGTAGACAGACACGTTGTTAAAATGATTCTCGAGAGCGCACAGTTGCTCTCGACTGCCCATCGAGTCCTAGATGGTGAAGAAGTCGAAGGAAAGTCCAAGTCTGGTCGCAAGGCTCGTCGTTGGAAATTGTCAGATCGACGAGAAGATGTGATGTATTCTGCTACGCATATCAATCATCCTTCTGCTGTCTGGTGTCGCCAATCGGTAGAAAATTATCAATGGCTTGTTGAGCATTTCTTTGCTCTCTGTGAAGAATATACGTATCGCTATGGTAAGGTGCACAAATGTTTCGCCATGGGTATTGATCTTCAATGTCCTCCTTTTAATTTAAAAGAATTTGATTGGACTCCAATGCCATCTTGTATGGCAGAGGAGTACATCATTTCAAATGAATCATTGACAAACTACCGAAATTATTATATACTTGGAAAATCAAGTCTTCATAAGTGGACTAAACGCAACCAACCAGATTGGATAACAAATGGATAATGTAGAAGAAATTGAAGCTCGTATGCAGGAATTGTCTAGTCCTGTTTTGAATTTGTTTGAAGAGCAGCTTAAAGCAGTAACTGATCCGAAGGATGCTCTCATGATGTGTTGTTCTGTTGTAGTGTATGCATCTGCAGTAATGGATCTTCTCATTCAACGCGAAGGTCGCAATGAAGTGCTTAAGGATTTGATGTCAAAATGAATAAGTGGGAATGTGACTGGTTTATTGGCTGCATAACTGCAGCTGTTATCATTTTAGGTGTTGTGCTTGCAATTCTTGCTGGTGTAACAAATTCCAACGAAAAATACTACGCATCTATGGATAAGTGCACTACTGCTGGTGGTTCATTTATTCCTCAATCGCAAGGTAATGCGCTTTGTCTTATGGGAGTTAAACAGCAATGAGAACTAGTTATTTTACAGACGTTCGTGATTTTCATCAGGCTTTCGGACAGCGTATTGGCGAGAAGCCAGAGCTTCCTGATGGCGCAGAACGCAGACTTCGTATTGATCTTTTAGAAGAAGAATTTGCGGAATATATTAAGGGTGAACTGGAAGATGATATTATTCAGGTTGCTGATGCGCTTGCTGACATTATCTACATTGCTTGTGGCACTGCCGTTTCTTACGGTATTCCTTTGGATGAACTTTTTGATGAGGTGCATCGAAGCAATATGGCAAAGCTGGTCGACGGCAAGGTAATTCGCCGTGAAGATGGTAAAGTTAAGAAGCCAGAAGGTTGGACAGCGCCAGACGTTGCAGGTGTTTTGTTCAAATCTTAGTTCGTATACATACGAGTATAGTGAATTTTTTGTAGGAGAAAATTATGGTTGAAGTACTCGTTCGAAAGAAAATTGATTCAGAAGAAACTCTGGGTACATTTATTACCTGTGCAACTTATACAGATCGCATTGTCACAGAAGATTGTGATCTGTATGCTGAAGCACTTGATGGAACCACCAACGAAGAGAATATTATCTTCAAGTTCCGTAAGAATGTTTTTACAAAGGAAGAGCAAGATCTTTGTTATGAAGGTTTGCGACCTGCGGCTACTGAATCGCAGAATCGTGGCATGGCTGCTGGTCCTCGTGGTGATCAGCTAGGTCAGGAAGGTCGTGGTAATCGCGATTGGGTTACTCCTGAACAGATGGAAATTCTTTCATTCCTTTCGCGTCCGACAAATACTCTCGATGATGGTACAACGATTGAATCCATCAAAGAAAGTCATAAGCGTGGACACAAGGATGAAACACGTGGTACTGTTTGGCTTCGCTCTGCAGTAACCAAGAGATATTCAGAATATCATGGATGGTTTGATAATTGGCTCGAAGATATTGCACCTCTTGGTCGTCTTGAGCAGAAGCAGGAAGCTGAAAATGTAATCAAAAATTATATTTCAGAGACTAATTACGCCCAATCTGTTATGTCTGGCATTGCAGGTTATTTTGATCGTTATCCTCGTATTCCTCATGGGCGTGCTACTTCTTACACCGAGAAGCATTTTGATGCATTTACAAAGTCGTATCCATTTCTTCGTAAGCTAAATTCTCAGTTCCGTGAGTTGCTTCCTAATCGCTGGAACAAGCAACGCATTGAAGCTAACAAGCTCGATCCACGTTTCTGTATTGATGAGACAGTGTTCACTACACTTACTGTCAATCATAACTGGCGGACTGCTTGTCACCGAGATGCTGGTGATCTTCATGAAGGTTTCTCTAACATCTGTGCGCTCGGTAAGGGTTGGCAAGGTGGTGAGTTTATTCTTCCTGAGTTTCGCATTGCTATCAAGCTAGCTCCTGGCGATATGTTGCTTGTTAACAATCATGGTGGCATTCATGGTAACGATGAATTGATTGGTGAAGATAATGATCGTATGACGATTGTTGCTTACTTCCGTGAGAAGATGGTTGATCTTAAGTCATGGGATTATGAAATGCTCCGTAAGCAGTATGTCTATGATCGTCATCTGAACAAGGATCACAAGTACTATCGTCCTCTTTGGAATGGTGTGTCGCCTGACATGTGGCATGAGCAAGAGTGGTATGATTATATGGCAGCGCATAATATGCGTGATCCTTATAGCAAGGAAACAACTTCTAGCTTGGATGCATTTTTCTAATGTGTGGTGTACTAGGAATAACAATTAGAAACTTCACAGCGAAAGACCACGATTTAGTTCGTGGTCTTTTCGTTCAATCTATGATCCGTGGTAAGCATGCGACTGGCGTTTCTTATGTTAAAAATGGAATTGTAAATACAGTTAAGGAAC